TTGAGATTTCTATTGTTGATGGAACATTTACTCCAGGAGAAATCATTGGTGGTCAAGAGTCTGGAGCATACTACACTATAGGAGTACAAAATACGGATGATCTTGTAAGTGGATTTGCAGATAATGATACTATTGAGACTGAAGCAGATTCAATCATAGACTTTAGTGAAACTAATCCTTTTGGAATGCCTTAAATAGTTTGTTAAATAGTAGATATACAAACAACTAGAGTAATGTTTGAGTATTTTTATAACGAGATCTTCAGATCTGTAATTATTGGATTTGGCTCTCTCTTCAATGGAATCGAAATTAAGCACAAGGATGCTAGTGATGACACTTTTAGTGTAATCCAGGTTCCTCTTGCTTATGGACCAACTCAGAAGTTTCTTGCAAGAATGAAGCAAGAGGCAGATCTGAATAAACCAATTCAAATGACGTTGCCAAGAATGTCATTTGAATTTATTGGTCTTACTTATGATCCAACTCGTAAGTCTACTCAAATACAAACTATTATCAATCAGACTCCTGATGGTGCAAATTTGAAGAGGAACTACATGCCAGTTCCTTATAATATGGCATTCAAACTTTCAATCATGACAAAGTTGAATGATGATATGCTTCAAATTATTGAACAGATTCTCCCATACTTTCAACCATCATACAGTCTCCCTATTAATTTTCTTGGGAACTTAAAAGAAAAGAGAGATGTTGCCATCCAATTAGATTCTATTGAAATGGATGATGATTATGAAGGCAACTTTGATACAAGAAGAGCACTTATCTATACTCTAAACTTCACTGCAAAAGTTTACCTGTTTGGTCCTATTGCAGATGTTACTGGAGATATCATCAAGAAGGTATCTGTTGGTTACATTGCTGGTTCAAGAGGAACACAAGCAGCTGCAAGAGATCTCACATATCAAGTTACTCCAAGAGCAACCAAAGATTATAATGGCAGTGTTGTCACAACATTGGCACAAAATGTCAATCTTGTTGAAACCGTTCTTGATGTTGCAGATGGAACTGCAGTTACAGCACAGACATACATCTATGTTGGTCAAGAAGAAATGTATGTTGAATCAGTAACTGGCAATAAGATCACTGTTAGAAGAGCACAAGATAACACCACACCACAAAATCATGTTCTTGGTGCTGCAGTGAATAGCATTACTGCAGCAGATGATGCTCTTATCGAGTTTGGTGATGATTTTGGTTTCAATGGAAGTGTTTTCTGAGGTTGACTTATGTCTGACAAGTTTGATAAACTAAATGAAACATTTGATATTCAACCAACAGAGGTTGAAGTGGAGGTCCAAAAGCATGATATCGAGAATAAGATTGAAAAAGTCAGGTCAAGTAGTGAGGACATTCGTAAGGACTATGAGTATACCAGGGGTAATCTATATTCGATCATTGAAAAGGGACAAGAAGCAATTAATGGCATCTTAGAACTTGCACAAGAAAGTGAAATGCCCAGAGCATATGAAGTTGCTGGTCAACTTATCAAAAATGTCTCTGATGCAACAGACAAATTGATGGATCTTCAGAAGAAATTGAAAGATGTCAATGAAGAGAAAGAAGTCAAGGGTCCAACAACAGTTAATAATGCATTGTTTGTAGGATCAACAGCAGAACTTCAAAAACTTCTTAAGAAATCCGCCACAGACACATAAATAGTTAAAAAAACAATGGCAGTACCAGCAGTCAATATTACAATTGAACAAGGAGCAGATTTTGCTTCAACCTTTACAATTACAAACTCTGACGGATCTGCATACAATCTTTTAAATAGTTCTGCTGTTGCTAAGTTAAAAAAATTTTCAGGATCAGGAACATCATATTCTTTCAGTACATCTATTACAGTAAGCACAGGTCAAATTTCATTAACAATGGCAAATAGTGTAACTAGCACTATTCCTGCAGGAAGATATTACTATGATATATTGTTAACAAACAATACTACAGGAATAAAGACAAGAGTCATTGAAGGAATGGCATTTGTTTCTGCTGCTATTTCATAAATAATTGAAAGTGCCTCAAAAAAATGGCAGATTTTCAAATAAAATTAAATCGAGCAAACAATTATACAGTAACTCAGGAGAAAACCGTTGTGGCAGAGTTTCTTTCTGATTTAGCAGATGTTTCTGTTTCTAATTTGCCCTCAAAAGATAATTATGTATTGTCATATAATGCAACATCACAAAAATATGAGTTAATTTCTGCAGACCAGGTATTATCAAATTCTGCAGAAGATTCCAATCTTCCTAATAAGTTTGTTGATCAACTTGATAATGATCTTGATAATAGAATAGATTTGGATGCTGGTGGATTTTAAAACACTAAATACTATTAGTAAAATCTAATAGTAGAAATGGTCGCACCAGTAATTCAGTTTAAAAGGGGCCTATTAGCAGACCTCCCTGGTTTGAGAGCAGGTGAACCAGGATTCACTACTGATAGTTATGATTTCTATATTGGCATTTCATCAGAATTATCTACCAATAAATTCTTTGGTTCACATAGATATTGGACAAAAGAATCTTCCTCAACTGGTAGTGGTCTCAATTTAGTTGAAGGAACCTCTAATGGATCTGGATACATTACATTAAAGTCTCCCGATTCACTTTCTGGTGTTGGTACATATACTCTTCCAGACACTAGTACTATTTCTGATGGGTACTTTTTGAAAGTATCTTCGGATGGTACTTTATCTTGGGATACTTCAAGTGGAACAGGAGGATCTTTTACAAATAGTACACTTACTGGTGTCACTACAGTAACGGGTTCTCTTAATGTAAGTGGCAATTCTGATTTTTCAGGAATTACAACATTTACTAATACAACTGACAATATTTTAGGAGATGCTGATACTGGTGCTGTCCAGATTGATGGTGGTCTTGGTGTTAATAAGAATGTAAGTATTGGTGGAAGTTTTTATGTTGGTGGATATTCTGAATTTATTGGTGTTGCAACATTCCGTGGTGGAACTATTGGTTTAGGTGATTCTACATCAGATAATATTATTATTGGCGGCGAGTTTGAATCTGGATTGTATCCAAACTCAACCAATACTTATGATCTTGGTGATACTAGTAGACAGTGGAGAAATGCAAATTTTTCTGGTATAACATCAACTGGATCTCTTGTTCTTTCAGGAACATCTGGAATTGCAATTACAGCAATTTCCGCAGATACATCACTTTCAGAAGATAGTGATGATTATCTTGCAACTCAAAGGGCAGTTAAGGCATATGTAGATTCTCAAACAACTGCACAAGATTTAGATATTCAAGCCGATAGTGGTGGAGCACTCTCTATTGATCTCGATAGTGAAACTCTTACCATTGCAGGTACTGCTGGAGAGATTGAAACCTCCGGTTCAGGAAACACTATTACTATTGGTCTTCCAGATACAGTTATTGTCGGAACTGCTGTTAGTACTCCCACACTTCAAGTTGCAACAATTAAGCATAATAATGGAACTGCTGCAGCAACCATTGATACTTCAGGAAATTTAACCGCATCACAAAACCTGACTGTTAGTGGAAATCTCTTTGTAAATGGTTCAACAACTCAAGTAAATACATCCTCAATGACTGTTGAGGATAGAACCATTGAATTGGGTCAAGTTGATGGTTCTGCTCCTTCTTCTGCAACTACTTGGGACTTGGGTGTCCTCTTTAATTACAATGCATCTGGTGCAAAGAAGTCTGCTGTTATTTGGGAACATGCAGATTCAAGATTCAAGTTTGGTTCTCAAGTAACTGATGGCGGTGGAACTGATAATGACAGTCCACAAATTACGGTCTCTAATTATGCTCCTATTGAAATTGGGTCTCTTTGGGTTAATGATTGTGCTGGTCAGTCACAGGTCATTTCTTGCACAGGATCTGAAAGATTCTTAGAAAATATCACCATTGATGCTGGAACTTTTTGAGTTTAGGATTTAATAGCATAATCTAAATAGTGGAAGTAGAAATACTTCCACTATTTTATGACTGAAGAAGATTATAAAGATGTCATTGCATCTTATCAAAAAAAATCCTTTGATTTGTTTAATCAGAATGTCGTCTATGAAACTCAAATTAATACTTTGAAGAAAAATATTGCTGAATTGCAATCAGAAATTCAAGTGCTGAAAAGCAGAAATAGAGAATCTGATCAACATTCTTATTGAATAAATATATAAAATGATCCGATATATATCGGAATTAAGGGTACATACCTAACATGGGGACTTGAATGGCAAATCCAAATATTAGAATAAAAAGGACAGCGGTTCCGGGTAGAAAACCGACGAT